CAGACCTTGCGTGTTCACGGTCTCCATGTAGTCCGCAGGTGCGAACTTGGACTGGAACATGCCAGGGACACCTTCGGGGTAGGCGTAGGCGATGCCGTCAGCGATGAAGTCTCCGGCCGAGGTGCCGCCGTCGTAGACCTCGAAGATCACGCCTGCGAACTCGAAGTCGCCACCGTTCACCTGGTCGGTGCGCAGGTAGGCGCCTTGGTTCCACAGTTCCCACGCCTTGATCATCTTGGTGTTCTGCACCAGGGCGGTGAAGAAACCCAGCGAGCAGATCACGCGGATGCGACCGAAGGAGCGACCACCCATCTTGGCGCGGATCATCGACTTGAGGGTGATGATCGAAGCCTTGGGGTCCCCGTTGGCCGCCACGGCGATGTTCCAGAACTGCGTCTGCTGGGTCATGCCGAAGGCGTCATACACGTCCAGCAGCGTGGAGCCGTCAGCGTCGGTCACCAGACCCTTGAGTGCGCCGACGCGCATGTTCTCGTGGGTCAGGTCCATGCTGGCACGCACTACGCCCAGCTTGCGTTGGACCAAGGTAGAAGCCTGCTCGACCTCAGTCTCGCTGCCGTAGGCACGGATACCTTGCACTTCGTCCGCCATCACCGACCAGGAGGCGGGGATATGCAGGGCGTGCAGCGGGATCAGCTTGCGAGGGCCGAGAGCCACAGGCTCACGCACACCGCCGCGAGGCGCAGTGGGCAGCAGCTTGATGCTCGACCCTTGGCGTTCAATCATGAACGAAGTGGTCGAGATGCCTTCCTCTTGGAACAAGCCCTTGTCGCCCAGTTTGGTGGGCACGTCGGGGATGTCCGTGATGGTGCTGGACAGAGACGTAACGCTGAACGCATCGTCCTGGAAAATGTCGAGGGTTGCCATGTTTTGTGTGCTCCTGAGTCGAGATGAAAAAGGCTCAGAGAGCCGGGGTGGAAACGTGTGGCAGACCTGCCGTGCCGCGCACGATCAGACCCTTCTTCGCCAGGTCGGCCTGCCCTGCCGCGTCGAGACCCGTGAGTTCGAAGCGGTTCAGCTCGGCGTCGCGCACGAAGGCCACTGCGTCGGAGTCGCCAGTCTTGGCAGGCAGCCAGTTGTAGAGCACCGCGTCAGCGGGGCCTGCAGCGCCGTTGGCCGTGTAGGCGATGTACTTGCCGTTGCCTGCAGCCACGGTGATGGTCGCGGTGTCGCCTGCCACTGCGGGGGTTGTGCCAGCGGTCAGCGTGACGCCGACGCCACCCTTGTTGAAGGCCGTGCCCAGAGTGCCGGTGCCGACGGTCTTGCCTTCAGGGTCTTCCACCGTGAACTTGGTGGCTGCGGTGAATTCGATCACGTAGACGCCGGGGATGGCCGCAGCGCCGACAGTGATGGCGCCCGCAGTGGGGTCGCCGGTGGCGCCTGCGTCCATGGCAAAAGTGCCTGCGCCTGCGTCACCCGAACGGGTCAGCAGAGTGCCGGAGGCCAGCGCGGTGCCCGATTGGGTCACCACAATGTTTTCACGGCTGCGCTGGTTGGACGCTTCCGAGATGATGACCGCCTTGACGCGCGGCGTGGAGGTGAGAGAGGTAGCCATGGTCAGTTTCCTTTGCGAGAGTTTTGCTTGCGTGCCGCACGCTTTTCGTAGACGGCTTTCGCCGACAACACCCCGGACTGGCCGGCGGTTTGGGACCCACGCGCCGGGGGCGCGTTGTTGGTGTGCTCATCGGCATCGGCCATTGCCTTGATCAGCGCGGCGCGCACGTCCTCTACGGACTGGTTAGCGCGGATGGCCTTGGCGGCATCGTCCGGGCGCTTGGCAACGGCGCAGAGCGCCACAATTTCCTTGGCCGCAGCGATGCGGGTCTTGGCTTCGTCCAGCGAGGTACATGCCACCGCGAACGTCGCAGCGTGCGCTTGCAGACCCGCCGTGTTCGCCATGGTTTCGATCTGCTTTGCGACAGGGGTGTCCGGGACCGCAGGCTCATCCGGTGCGGCAGGGGGCTCGTCGTCACCCTCAGGCTTCTGCTCGGGATCGGCTTCAGCCTTGAAGATCGCGGCCACGTTGTCGGGCAGCGCAGCGCGTGCCAAGTCGAACTTGGCGGTGGCCTTGATGTCTTCGATCAGCGAGGTCGCAAAGCCGAGGTCCATGGACTCGTCGGCCGTCAGCCACGTGTCCTTCGCCATGATCTCCTTGGCCTTAGCCTCGTCCACGCCCATGCGGTCCATGTAGATGCCGCGCAGGGAGCTGTCCACCTTGTCCAGTGTGTCGGCAGCATCGCGCATGTCGTCGGCAGTACCAACGGCAAACGTCGATGCCTGGTGCACCATGGCGAACGTGTTCTTGGGCATCTCGCGCTTGTCACCGGCGAGAGCGATGATCGAGGCGATGCTGGCGGCCACGCCGGTGACGCGGGTTGTGACGACCTTGCCATCCTTGGCCCAGTTGCGCAGCATGTTGTAGATGCCGAGCCCGGCCATCACGTCGCCACCGACCGAGTTGATCTCGACCACCAGCTCGTTGCCTTCCACGGCGTCCAGTTGAGCGCGGAAATCTTTGGCCTGGGTTCCCCAGAAGCCGATTTCCTCGTCAAGTGCCAAGACCGCGGGCTTTTTACCCGCCTTGGCTGTGAATTTGAAACAGGGGCGCATGCGCATTCCTTTGCTGAATGCTGCGCATTGTGGTTATCACCTCGTTATTCACCTCTGCGGCACAATTTCGGACGATGCTCTCAGGCCAGTTTTGCCGGGCGGGTTTCGGTCTCTATTGGGGCGGCGCGGCGGCGAGCATGGCGATCAGGGCGGCATAGACCCAGCGGGGGATCAGGGAAAGTAGCGCTGTCATTCCCACCACCTCCACCAGTTGAGCCACATGGCCAGGATGATCGGGTTCATTGAGCCTCCATGCACTTTGTCACGCGCTCCTGAGAGCGCAGCCACACGCCACGGCAGCGGCTGGCGGGGTCCGAACAATCGCGCCCTGCCGCAAAACGGTATTGCCCGTAGGCTTGGCACGCGGCGGTGTAGTTGCCCGCGTTGATGTGGCGCACCATGCTCGATTTGCAGGCAGTGACGGAGCCGTACTGGTACGAAAAGTCCACCAGCAAGTCATATTCCGCTTGGCTCAGTTCGCCCGTCACGCACCGCTTGAGGTTCAGCTCATCTTTGCCGACGTGCGCGAGGGTCATGCGCAGGGCTTTTTGCGGGGTTACAGTGTCGCCTAGCTTCACAGGGGTGCCGTCAGGGTTGAAAGTGCTGCCGAACCCAACCGTCGGGCGGTCGCCGGGCACAGGCACGTAAGCCTTCTCACGGTAGCCCTCATGGGACACCAGTGCGATGAGCCCCGCAGCAGACAGGGCCAAGGCGCTTACGGCAGCGCGGGTCTTGTTCATTGAAACACCATCTCAAGGACGCGCGGCACGATGAACGATGCCAGCAGCGCCAAGGTGCCCCACACACCTGCGGTTACCCATTTGCTTGTTTGGGCTTGCATGGGCTCTGCCTTTTCCAGCTCGCCCACGCGGGCGGCCAAGCGCTCGTTGCTGTCGGCAATGAGCTGGCGCACTTCTTTGTCTTGGTCTTTGCACACAAGCTCGTGCGTGCGCTGGCGTTCTTCTACGCGCTCCAGGGCTTTGAACGCCCGCTCCTGGGCCAGGATGGCCTGCGTCTGACGTTCCTCGACGATGGCCAGCTTTGTGAGCGCATCAGCCATTTTGGCGATGCCGTGCTTCATCTCGTTCATGTCCACGCACAGGCCGTCGATACGCTCGGCCAGCACGTTGACTGCTCCGTCCCCGGCGCGGCGGTTTGGTTTTTGTTCGATCACTCGGCTACCTCCTTTTGTCAAATGTCTATGGCCACCGGCGTGGGGCGGGCGCCAGCCCCTCGATCAGTCCGCAACACACGGACCAAACCGCCATAGGTCATCCCCGTGGCTAGTTTGGAGCCGACGACATTTGTGGCGTGCTGCGCGGCGTGGTCTGTTGCCTGTTGTTGGATGCTCATCAGTCCTGCCCTTTTTCAATCGCCTGAATCAATAGATCAGCCAGCCGATCCGACGCGGCTTGTGTGCGGTGTATGCCGTCTGGTGAGGCATCCCCGTCTCGATAAGCCTCCCCCCAGCCAGCATGCGCAAGGCCGTATTCTTTGGCTATTTGGTGCGTCGCTGCGTTGTACTCATGGGCCAATGCTGGTGGGTTGGGCGTTCCGATAACGCCGGTCAGCACGGGGGTGCGGCCTTCTGCGACGACCTGGCGCACAGCCGCCCGGAGGTCTTGCGCATACCCATCAATGCCCTGGTAAGCGTCAACAAAACCGTTCCCAATCACAACAACTTGCCCGGTACGCGGGGAGCTGGAAAAGCCTGGCATAAGAGCCTTGAGCGGCGTTCCTGGTACGGAGTGGTCAACCACCACCCAATCCGGCCTGGATGAGCGAATGCGGGCCGCTGGAGAGGCTTGCACGCCGTACCCGGCCATGATGCTGTCGCCGTACAGGTCAACCGTGACGGGTTGACCACCACCGCCGCAAGCGGACATGGCGAAGCAAACCGCCCCTATTGCGATTCGTGAAATCATGTGAAAATGATCTCGGTACTGCGCTGCACGATCTGCACGCCGACCCGCGCCATTGCCACAAAAGGCTCTTGATCGCTTACATCAATAGCAGAAAACAGCGCGGCAATCGTTCCTGCCGGCAGCGTGATACCAGCCTGCGCCGCCATCGTTTCAACGACTGCGACATTGCCTGGACGAATAGATACGTTGCCTTCTTCGTCCACAGTAGCCAGCGGCAGTATGTCGGCGAAGTCGTCGAAGATGTAGCCGCTGCTGATGTAGTGCGTGGC